CGGTAGGAATCACTTTTGGGTCAATCTTACAGCAGACAATGACTGGGAGATTGAGTTCTAATTAAAGTTACTCACCTCCAAAGTGTCCTAGTAGTATGACCACTGACAAAACTTCCCAAATGTTTATTCTCAACGATACCGCAAAGAATGATCCTGCTGTTCAGATTGCAATGGCAAATTATATGAAACAGTTGCGGGCAGAGGAAGATTATCGTAACAAAGTTCGCGCTGGTTTGATTACTCATACTCCTGCAACTTCCTGGAATATCTCTGACCGTCACTGAAATATATCTGAAATCATGAAACTTTTCATCCTCAACAATGTCCTCTCTGATTGGACTTCTGGAATGGCAGTTATCGCTGCTGAGTCTAAAGAACAGTGCCGCGAGTTGTTTATAAAAGAGTTCAGTGATTATCATGCTCATGAGTTTGATAACCATGCCAAGTTCACTGTTATCGAATCGGTAGGACTTGATGAAGCAGGTGTTATCTCTTATGAGTACGGTGGAGGTTAGTTTGAATGGCAATCAAAAGACTAACTTTCAAGTCTCCTTGTAAAGTGAAAACAATTCTGTTAATCTTCATCGTTGCGTTAACTCTCTCACCTGGAGTTCGTAACATCACATCCCAAACATTGCACACCGTTGCCGACATTATTGCCCCCAATGATTGAGACTGAATTCTATATTCTTTCCCAAGAACAATACGAGGAAAATCTACAGTTTGCAAATGAACTTGGTGTCACAGTAGACTACTTTTTACTGGAGTTTTGTGAGGTTGAAGGACCATACATTACCGTTGATTAAAGTTACTCACCTTGAAAGTGTCCTAGTAGTATGAACGCTTCCCAAACTTCCCAAATGTTTAAAGTCTATGCTGTGATCGGTGGTTTTGATTATGAAGGTGAAAACTTCAAATCTCTCCGCTTATTTGATTGTTTCTCTTCTGCTGTTGCTTATCAAAAGCATCTAGAAGAGAATGAGGGTTTTGATTATGCTATCCTGGACACTCGTGAGGTATGTCTAGAGTCTGCAATCGCTGCCTGATTAAAGTTACTCACCTCCAAAGTGTCCTAGTAGTATCACCACTGAACTTCCTACCATGCGAAAGATTGAACTCCAAATGAATAAAGCAATCATTGATTGCACTGACTGGAAAAAAGAGAACACTAAAGTTCTCTATTCTCCCGAACGTGATGCCTCTTATGTGTATCTTCACGGTAATCATATTGCAACGATTGGTGATACTTTCCTTGAACTTTATACCTGTGGTTATAGAACTGTAACCACCAAATCACGTCTCAATGCTATTCTGAAAGAACACGGAAATGATGCCCGTATTGTTCAATCAAACTTTGAATGGTTTGTGATTGATAACGGACAGAAAGTTCCTTTCACTGAAGGTATGGTACTTAACTGATGAAAAAGTACATTTTCCAACACTGCAATAGCAATCACATCAAAACTATCATAGCAAGGTCAGAATACCAAGCAAGGAAACAAAACTTTGGCAATCTTGCTGGTTATCTTTACTCTCACTCTGTCCCTCTTAACTGATGTTCACAATCCGCTATTTCACTCCCTATCAGCAACAGTGGAGAACTCAAACATTTGCTACACTTGATGAAGCAAATCGTATGGTAGACTTCTATCGCTCTTGTGGATCTCCTGCTGAACTTATCAACAACTGAACAATCAATGATTACTCTTACCACTGTTAATCTGCCTTTCATCATTAACAAGGAGAAGACGAAAGATGAGAGGCAAGAAGGTATGTTCTCTCTCTACTTTTACAGTCGGAAGATTATACATAACAACCAACTAAGGTATAAGTTTGAACCCCTAAGATTTGATGGTAAGCAAGCACGATTCAAGTCAAGAAAGGATGCCAAAGCATACGCAAGGTACAGATTAGGCATTGATTGAGTATATCATAGAGAGGGGATGTAACCCCTCTTTTTTTATGCCTATTTGTACGATTTAAGGTAAAAAAACAATAAAAACCGATTAAAAATGTATTAAAAAATGTATATGAGTTTTCAACATACCTGTGGAAAAGTATGTTGAAACTGTGGAAAAGTATGTGTCTTATGTGTCTATAAACACCTTTAATCCTTCGAATACGTTTATAATGTGCCGAGGTCTTGTGATCTTAGCGAGCATAACATAAGGACCGCACTTTGTCAACCCCCAGGGTCACAAAATCCTCATAATCCCTCACACAAAATCCACCAAGTCCTCATAAATACTCAGCAGGACTTGACAACAATCCTCAGGCATCTTAGACTACCTCTATACACATTCGGAGCGTACTTATGTCAGTTGCTTATAGTCAGGCACAGAAGCAGCGTTATAGAATCACTCTGGATCTATCAGTGTTCGGTGACTTCGACCCACACCAGATTGATTGGGAGAAGTTATTCAAGTTGGAACCTGCAGAGAAGTGTGATGCTTACGTTGAGGACTTAAGTACACCCGATCGCTGGTGATTGAAGGGGGATTAAAGTTACTCACCTTGAAAGTGTCCTAGTAGTATGAGAACGCCACACTCTACACGGCGTTCTCATCACAAACTCTTTTGATTTTGATTAACATGAACACTGCTCAAATCGTTTCCTTCACTGAAGCATTTCCCCCTGCACATAAGTTGACTGAAACCCTTGTGAACATTGACTATAAAAAGCATCTGAATTCGTATATGGATGCTGTTATGAATGTGTGTGCATTTATCGCTGTGATTGCTACTCTGATTGCCGATAAGTGGCAGGAGAATGATGTCACTGAGCGTCTGCAAATCGCTGCACTGAACGCATACACTTGGACCCGTAATGTTGCAGTCCCCGCTGTGAAGAACGCAGCACTGGGGACCTATCATGCAGGTCAGAAAGTGCGTGAGGTTTATGATGTGATCTCGTCGCCTCTGTTCATTACTCTCTGAACTGATACGATTAAAGTTACTCACCTTCAAAGTGTCCTAGTAGTATGAGCACACAAACCCGCTACAACTTTCAGACTGGTCAATACGAACCTCTGCCCGATTATCTACTCAACTCTCCCAACTATTCGGGTGATTATGATGATAACTGGACCGCTGATGATTATGATCGTCGTGCTGCAGAGCGTGATGGTTGGACATCTCAAGTTTGGGACGGTCGCTGACTCTAACTCTTTCGCCTGATTCTTACACTTTTCCTGAAATGTCTAACACTTTCCGAGTTGTAATCCCTACCGCTGATGGTATACAAGTCGCTGGAGAGTTTCCCACTTGGTTGAATGCATCTCTGTTTCAGCAAGTTATTCTCACTGATCGCAATCTTAAGTGTTCGGTTGAATCGTTCTGTAACGGGATGTGGTTAAGCGAGTGGGATTGATTCTCTCCATTCTCATTAACACTTTTCACCTTACACTTTTCCTGAAATGACTACCACTTTCCAACGCAATGTTCTCTCCACTGAGTATAATGGTTGGGAGAACTATGAGACCTGGAACGTTGCACTCTGGATCAACAATGATGAGGGTTTGTATAACATCGCCCGTCGTTGTGTTGACTATAAGCAGTTCGTTGAAGATATCAGCGAATTCATGACACAAACTCCTGATGGTGTTGAGTGGAATGATCCTCGCGTAAATGTCATCCAGATCAATAGCGATGTGTTTGACTTCTAAGTAACACTCACTCCTGTCGCATGAGTATAAACTAGGCACCACACAGTTCACAACACTTTTCTTCTTTATTATGTCTAAGACCGTGATGCTTTCCCTGCTGGCACAAGGTAACACTGGCACTGAGATTCTTTCGATTCTTGATGCACTCACCTCTGATAATGTCGGCGGGTTTGATTATATCGAATCGCCCATGATTGAGAGTGCTCTGGGTATTCCTACTCTGGAGGAAGTAGCGTTCTGATGTAGTCTAACTGTGTGCCCCTTGGTTGACACTGAGGGGCACTTATGTTATGCTTGGTTATGATAGTGAATCGGCAGTGTTTTGCCGCCGATTTGTTATAGCGCCGCGCGGCGTTGCGGTTATAAAAACCCTTAAGTCCCTAACCTACAGAGGTGACAAATCGACCTCTAAATATCAACCTCTTAAAATTTTTCCGGAAGTATGATAAGTCTCAGAAACCATCGCAGACGCCCATATTGGAACTTCTGGAAGGTTGTATTAGCGGGCTGGATGATTCGTTATCCTCGCCCCTTTTTTGTCGCACTAGGTTTTTGTGTAGTTCTGATATATAATGCAGTAACAAAATAAAACTGAAAGAAAAAATTCCGGATATTTTTTATGACTGCACAAGAAAAAATATATCACATATATGCAAAGGATCAGTGTTTATTTCATTCACTGAAGGAAGAAGAGTTTAAAAAAACTTGGAGTACCTTACATCAAATGGTTGGTGTAATGAAGACTGATTATAGTGTAGAGGATTTAAACTTTATAGAACTTTCTGCAGGTATCGGAGGGGGCGGAAACACTGGATCAGGAGATCCACAAGGTAGTCCATCTTATTAATCTTAAGATTGACAAATGCATATATAGACTGATAAAATTGAGTTTGAAGGTTTATTCAACTTATGGCAAAAGGATTTACTGTAAAAGCAACAGCACCAAAACCCAAAACTGAAGAATGGGATTATGATGCGATCAAAGAAAGAATGAAAGGGAAGTCAATTGTATTCTGTCTTCCTGGTCGTGGATGTTCTTTTATTTTTCTAAAGGCATTCGTACAACTTTGTTTTGATCTTGTGCAAAATGGAATGAGTATTCAGATCTCTCAAGATTACTCATCAATGGTTAACTTTGCACGTTGTAAAGTACTTGGTGCAAATGTACTTCGTGGTCCTAAGCAAGTTCCTTGGGATGGAAAACTGGAGTATGATTACCAACTGTGGATTGACTCTGATATCGTTTTTGATTCACAAAAGTTCTGGCAACTCTGTGATGTGGCACTCCCTGCTGAAGAGGAAGAGCGTGAAATCGTCGCAGGTTGGTATGCTACTGAGGATGGTCACACAACCTCTGTCGCACACTGGTTGGAGGAAGATGATTTCCGTAAGAACGGTGGTGTGATGAATCACGAAACCGTGGAGTCAATCTCCAAGCGTAGAAAGCCTTTCACAGTGGATTACACTGGTTTCGGTTGGGTACTGATTAAGAAGGGTGTCTTTGAGAATCTCGAATATCCTTGGTTTGCTCCGAAGATGCAAGTCTTTGAATCTGGTGCAGTTCAGGATATGTGCGGCGAAGATGTCTCGTTCTGTCTTGATGCAAAAGAGCAAGGACTTGAGATCTGGTGCGACCCTCGTATTCGTGTGGGTCATGAGAAAACTCGTATTATTTGATGGAGAAGATTTATGGCAAAAGGTGGAAGCAATAAGGTACTTTTTGAACCCGGAGCACCAAAGAAGACTCGGCAAGGGCGATCTCCTCGTACATTACTGAGTGCAACATCTCGCAATGGACGTAAGAAAAAGTATAGGGGTCAAGGAAAAGGTTAATAATATTCTAGAGTGCTTAAATAGGTTAAGCACTCTTTTTTTATGACTGAAAAAGAAAAGCATATTTTTAATTGGATACATGAAGTATCTAAAGTAAGACCAGAGTTAAATGGTTTTGCGATTTGTCCGTTTGCAGCAAAGTCAAAATATCACATCTTAGAGTGCTCTGCAATCTCCATTACCCCGATTGAAGGTATGGATGTGGTCATTTATGTCATTGAAGATCATTTTAATCTTAATGATGTTCAGAAGTGGGTTGAGATTTGCAACTCAAAGTATAAAGGTTGGAAGTTTTTTGAAGATTGTGGGTCATATGATACCTTTATAAATGGAGTTCAAACCAATAATGGCAAATATAATCTCATATTAGGACAACCAAGAGAAAAATTAAGAAAGTTTAGAGAAAATCTATCCAAAACCGAATATTATGATATGTGGGATGATGAATATTTGAGAGAAATACTTGAAGACGACTATGATATAATGGAAAAACGGGATAGCAACCCCGTAAAAAGTTCTGATTTAACAAATCAGGGGCAAAACAATGACTAAACAAGTCGATAAAGACCAAAATTTCATGAAAAATGAGTGGGGAACTCAATATTTGGCAAGTGAGTATGGTTGGGACACACAAATTCAGAAGCAAAAGATGCTTCGTGAGATAGCAAATGATGATTTAACACCCAAAAAGCACGATTTTCATCACCAAAATGAAATTCATGAAAAAATTCGCAATGATGAAGACTATGATGATTGGGAATATGGAACAGAACCACTATATGAAGTTAAAAATCCCGAATAAATAAGATAGATTTTATAATATTACATGCCTTTAGAAAGGGTAAGTCAAGGTTTTAAGGATATTAGTATGACTTTTCAGGTTAATCCCCTGAACTCAGATCTTATTGCGATCAAAAATGAAACTGCTATTGCACGTTCTATCCGAAACATTGTTTTTACCCTTCCTGGAGAGAAGTTTTTTAACGAAAACTTCGGATCTAACATTTCAAAGTCACTTTTTGAGAATATAGATGAAATTTCGGCATCTATTATTGTTGATGAAATCAGGCAATCAATAGGAAATTATGAACCAAGAGTTAGTTTGATTGATGTACAAGCATATCCAGATTATGATAACAACTCTTTTGATGTTACGATAATATATCAGGTTATAGGAGCGGATGTTCCAGCACAGCAACTACAATTCGTCTTGCAAGCAACTAGATAAATGCCACTAGTAAATTTCACCAATCTGGACTTCGACCAGATAAAAGTCACACTTAGAGATTACCTTAAGGCAAACTCTAACTTCACAGATTATGATTTTGAGGGGTCAAACCTTTCAACTATTCTCGATGTTCTGGCATATAACACTTATATAACCTCATATAATGCAAACATGGTTGCAAATGAGGTTTTTATTGATAGTGCCACGCTTAGAGAAAATGTAGTTGCCCTAGCAAGAAACATTGGTTATGTACCAAGATCAAGAAAGGCAGCAAAAGCAACAGTAACTTTCTTTGTAGATACAACCAATATTACACCATCACCAGCATCATTAACCTTAAGGAAAGGTGTAGTTGCTACTTCTTCCGGTGCATTTGGTAATCAATCATTTGTCTTTTCGATTTTGGAAGATGTTACTGTTCCAGTCTTCGATGGAATAGCAACTTTTGACAATTTAACTATTCATGAAGGCGTACTTCTAACAAACAACTTTACCTATACTGCAAGAAATCCAAATCAAAGATATATTCTTCCAAATGCTGGAATTGATACGGAACTCATATCAGTAACTGTTAGGAATAATGAGCAAGCTACTGCTATAGTTAAATATGCTTTCCAAGATAGTCTTTTCAATATTGATGGAAACTCAAAAGTTTATTTCCTCCAAGAAATTGAAGATGAGCGTTATGAACTCATTTTTGGTGATGGATATTTTGGCAAAAAGTTAGAAGAAGGTAACTTTATAACAGCAAACTACATCATCTCAAATGGCGATAGCGCAAATGGAGTTAATCAGTTTAGTTTTTCTGGTAGAATAACTTATACAAGAAACTCCATTGAATACACAGTTTCTTCGGGTATTTCTCTTGCCACGACTGTTCTCCCATCTACTGGGGGAGAAAACATAGAAACGGTTGAATCTATTAAAAAGTATGCCCCAAGAATTTATGCATCTCAAAATAGAGCTTTAACAGCAAATGATTTCGAAACCTTGATTCCATCAAGAATATATCCAGAAACAGAATCTATCTCAGTATTTGGTGGAGAGGATCTAATTCCCCCACAATACGGAAAAGTATTCATAAGCATAAAACCAAGATTTGGTGATTTTATTCCCAATCTTGAGAAAGAGAGTATAAAGTTAAAGTTGAAAAAATATGCGGTTGCAGGAATAGTCCCTGAGATACTAGATTTGAAATACCTCTATATCGAAACAAACTCCAGGGTATATTACAACACAAATCTAGCTCCAAGTTCTGCTTATGTTTCGAGTACGATTCAGTCAAATGTAACAAAATACGCAGAGTCAACAGAACTTAATCGTTATGGTGCAAGGTTTAAGTATAGTAAATATCTGAAGTTGATAGATGATAGTCATGAATCTATTACTTCAAACATTACAACTCTTCAAATGAGAAGAGATTTGAGAGTAGTTTTGAACACCATTGCAGAATATCAGATTGGATTTGGTAATGAATTTCATATTGATAGTATGAGTGGATATAATGTCAAATCATCTGGATTTAAAATCTCTGGATTATCACAAACAGTATATCTATCAGATATACCAAATACGGATAGATTAACTGGATCTTTATTCTTATTTACAGTAGATTCTGTAAATTCAACATCTCCAACTGTTTTGAGAAGAAATATTGGTAGGATTGACTACAAAAATGGAATTATTACCATTAACCCCATCAATATTTTATCTGGAAAGATAAAAGACGGGCAAACCATCATTGAAGTTTCTACAACTCCTAAGTCAAATGATGTTGTCGGAAAACAGGATCTTTATTTGCAACTAGATATTAATAACAGTGTTTTTGATATGGTTGTTGATGAAATTGCATCTGGATTGGATCCTTCGGCATCAAACTACATAGTATCTTCAAGCTACAACAACGGGAACCTAGTAAGATCATAAAATGACAGAAAAAAGAGTACAATTCAAAGATATCGTTAAGAATCAACTGCCCCAATATGTGAAGGAGGAATTCCCATTAGTTGGTGAGTTCTTAAGTCAGTACTATTTGGCACAAGAATTCCAAGGTGCTCCCGTTGATTTAATACAAAATATTGACAAATATATTAAAGTTGATGCTGTAACTAATCTTACAGATTTCACATTACTTGGATCAGATATATCTTCAATTGATACTGAAATAACTGTAGATCTTTTAAACTCAGAAAAAGGAACCGATGGGTTTCCCGAAAAATATGGGTTAATTTCCATTGATAATGAACTCATACTATATGAGTCAAAGACCTTAAATGGTTTTAGTAACTGTTATAGGGGATTTAGTGGTGCAGTTTCATATAAAAATACAAATGTAGGTATAGCATCCACTTATAAACTCCGTTCTTTCGATGAACTAATATTTAAGGATTCTGATTCAGATCCACACACCTCCGGGACAAAAATCTATAACTTAAGTTCTTTATTCTTAAAAGAGTTTCTTATTAAGTTAAAGTATCAGTTAACCCCTGGATTTGAAAATAGATCTTTCACTGAAGGCATACAGGAATCTACATTAATTAAGCAACTAAAGGATTTTTATAAGAGTAAAGGAACCGATCAATCATTTGAGATTCTTTTTAAATCTCTTTATGGAGAACAAGTCAAGGTATTAAGACCAAAAGATGTTCTCTTTAGACCATCTGATGCTCAATATAAGATAACCAATGATTTAGTAGTAGAAAAAATATCTGGTCCCGTAGAAGAACTTCCAAATCTAACTCTATTTCAAAATACTTACCAAAATATACCTGAGGCATATGGTCCTATAACTGAAATAGAAAATGTAGTATCTGATGATGGAAAGGTATTTTATAAACTAAAAATAGATGGTGGATATAATAGAGATCCTGCATTTGATGGCGCAATTTATGGAAAGTTCTCTGTACATCCAAAAACAAGAACTATTGGCAGATATGAACCAACATCTGTCACTTTAGATGTGGATTCCACTGTTGGATTTCCATCAAGTGGAGAAGTTGTTGTAACTTATCAAGATGGGGAAAGTGGAATAGTTTCATATTCTTCCAAAAATCTAACTCAATTCTTAGGTTGTACTAATATAACCGATGTTATACTGGACAACTCAATAGTTGGTGTCAACACTTATGCAAGTGCAGTAACAGGTTTTGGTACTGAAATTAAAGTTAGAATCAACTCGATTTTAAGTGGTGTAGATTGGCCCGAAGATTCACATTATTATAGTAAAGAAGATACTGCAAGAATAAAAACCCTAGGATTTGATGGAGAAGATGTCAAATCTAAACATTGGGTGTTTAATATTTCACCGACGTATGAAGTAGAATCCTACACTCTCGTAGATTTTTCTGACCAAACGTATTCTCTAACATTAAAAAATAATCATGTCTTTAGACTTGGTGATAAAATTGAGATCATTGATAGTTCGGGAAATATAAAGGATTCTACCGTTGTTGATGTATTTTCAAGTAAGAATATTTCTATCAGCGGGCAAGGTCCTTTAAATGACGATTTTTATAAGGTAAAAAGGAATCTTTTAAAAGCAAATCTATCAAATTTCAATCTACCAAATTCACTAACAGCAAATGTACAGAATGTTTATCGTGATGAAGAAAAGGCTTTAGTTGCATCATCTTCCCTACCATATTATCCAAATCAGTCTTTAGATATAAACAACAGATCAGTAACTTTTTCTGGAACTTTCAGTGGAAGTACATTTAAAATAACATCTCTGGTAGATCATGGATTCTATACTGGTGATTGTGTTTATTATTCTCCAGAAAAAACTACAGTATCAACACTAGATGCTGATGGAAATGAGCAAGTAGAAACTGTGGTTTCTTCTTCACTTTTTGGAGAAGGGTATTATTTTATAAAAAGAGTAGATGCTAATCAAGTAAAATTTGCAAGAAGCAGATCTGATATTTTATATGGGAAATATTTGTCTCTTGAAAATTCTACTACCATTAATAACAATACTTTAACTCCATATGAGTTTTATGACAAAACTATAAACACACAAAAACTTTTTAGGGAAGTTTCTCCACCAATCGTAACAACAGAAAAATACGAAACTCCTCACGGGTTTACTGGGATTCTGGTAAATGGTGTTGAAATTTTAAACTACAAGTCAAGGGATAAAGTAATCTATGGTCCTATAGAAAAGGTAGATGTTTTATCCAATGGTTCTGGATATGATATCATTAATCCACCACAGCTGGTAATATCAGATTCAGTTGGTTCAGGTGCCACTGGATATTGTGCAGTATCTGGATCTTTACAAGAAATAAGAATAATTGATCCTGGATTTGACTATCAAGAAGTCCCAACAATAAAAATAACAGGTGGTAATGGTACTGGGGCTCAAGCAAGATCCAACATGAAAGTTATTTCTCATGAAGTTACTTTTAACTCTGAAGTTCAATCGGGATTGGTTGGGTTGGGTAGTGCAGTATCCACGATAGGATTTTCTACAGATCATAAGTTCAAAAATGGTGAGGAAGTAATATACAGAACATATTCACAAACTGCCGTTGGTGGATTGTCTACAGATGCCGTTTATTATGTTTCTAGAAAATCATCCACATCAATAAAGTTGCATAGAACACTAAATGATTCAATCATTGGTGTCAATACAGTATCTTTGACAAGTTATGGTTCGGGCAATCACGTATTTGAATCAACTACGAAGAAACTTGCTCTAGCTTCTGTAACTATTGTAAACTCTGGATTTGGATATCAAAATAAAAAGAGATCAGTTTCTTCTTCGGGAATAAGCACATCATTAGATATTATCACTATAGAAGATCATGATTTTTCTTCTGGAGAAATCGTACAATATTCCACAACAGGATCTGCTATCGGAGGTCTGACTAATAATGCAAATTATTATGTGACAAAAGTTGATAATGATAGATTTAGATTATCTCAAGTTTCTTCTGGGTCCTCTGATTATTTTTATCAAACAAAACAATATGTAGATCTTACATCGAAAAATGATTCGGTCCACTATTTCAATTATACGCCTATTAGTGTTGAACTAATTGGAAACGTAGGATTATCTTCAGAGTATAAGGCACAGATTCAACCAATCTTTAGAGGAGAAATCACTTCAGTAAACTTAGAGTCTAAAGGTTCTTCATATGGTGTTGATGATATTTTAAATGTAGACAGACAACCATTGTTTACAACAATATCCGGATCCAATGCAGAACTACATCCAATTATATTAAATGGACAAATAAAAGAAGTTTTAGTTAATAATGTAGGAAAAAATTACACATCTTCTCCAGATCTAATTGTCACTGGTTCTGGATTTGGTGCCGTTTTAACTCCCATTCTATCAAACAATCAGATTATTGAGGTTAAAGTAATATCTGGCGGATCTGGGTATTCACAAAACTCTACTCAAATTGTTGCGGTACATACAGGTAGTGGAGCGAACTTTAACGCAAGAATAAAAACTTGGACCGTTAATAACTTCCAAAAGTATATTAATAACATTACTAAAGATGATGGATTTTTGACTAATGGTTTGAACCCTAATTTTGAACTTCAGTATACTCACATATATGCCCCAAGAAAGTTAAGGGAGATTCTATACTCAGTAGATCAAGGAGGAAACACTCTATACTCAAACTCCGATTTGAGAATTTCGAATAATGCAGAAATACCTTCAACAGATCATTCTCCAATAATAGGATGGGCATACGATGGACATCCCATTTATGGTCCATATGGATATTCAACAAAATCTGGTGGATCAGTTTCTCAACTAAAGAGTGGGTATAAGATATCTCTCAATTCACATAGACCTTCTTTACAGTACTATCCAGAAGGATTCTTTATTGAAGATTATAAGTATTATCCAAATGTAGATGATACAGTACTTGATGAAAATAATGGAAGATTTTGCGTAACTCCGGAGTTCCCAAATGGAACTTATGCATATTTTGCAACTATTGATGATTCTTCGGTAGAATCTTCAGGACCTTTTGTCGGATATAAAAAACCAATATTCCCATACTTAATTGGTAAAAGTTATAACTCCAAACCAAATGAGTTTAACTTCAAGAGATCTTCAAACCAAGATGAAATTGATTTAAATCAAACTAACTGGATTAGAAGTACATATTCATACAATCTTACTGAAAATGAGTCTACTTATGAATACATTACATTACCAAATAGATTAAATCAAACGATTGATATCACAGGAGTATCACCAGGATCAATTGATAGGATAGGTATCTTCAGTGGTGGTGATGGATATAAAGTCAATGATCCGTTAGTATTTAATAATATTGATACTAATGGAAAGGTAAGAGGAAATGCACTGTCCGCTGTTGTTTCGGGGTTATCTGGAAAAACAGTATCTAATATCAGTGTTGCAAGTTCAACATTATATGATGTTGAGATCTATCCGTCAAAAAATAAAGGAGATTATGTTGTATACAACTTAACTCCACATAATTTCAAAAACTTTGATTTGGTTTCAATATCAGGATTAAGCACAACATCATCTCTGATCGAAGGAAATTATATTGCGGGAATTCAAACTCACAAACTATCTCTAGTAGGAGTTGGTACAACAACGGTTGGTATAGCGTCAGTTGGGATCACTGGAATAGTCACTTACATCTCGGTAAGGGGAAATCTTGATTTCTCAAACATTAGAGATAACGATGTATTCACAATCAATAGCGAAAAGATAAAAGTTCTGAATGTTGATACTATATCATCAAGATTAAGAATCTTGAGACAGGTTAATGGAACAGTTGGAACTTCACATTCGGTCACTTCTGTTTTATACGAAGATCCAAGAAAAGTAATCATTAAGGCAGGATTTAATACGGAATATTCATATTCCGTAAATAGACAAATTTATTTCAACCCTAAAGATTCAGTTGCCTTGGGCACAAGTGCAGCGGTGGGTGTAGGAACTACTATCTCATTCTCAAATCCAGGTGCTGGAGTAACTCAAATTTTTGCTCCAAACAGATCCATATACTTACCAAACCACAACCTTAATACAAATGATGTATTGACTTATGAAACTAATGGCGGAAGTCCAATTGTAATATCTTATACTGGAATAGGTACAACAACACTTGCTACGAACTCTTCACTGTATGCAGCAAAAATAAGTAATGATTTGATTGGATTATCGACTGTTGCTGTTGGTCTAGGATCTACAGGATTCTTCTCTGGACTAACGACTAGTACAGGTCTCTTGTATTTTGTTGGGATTGGAACTGGAACAAATCATAGTTTTAAAACAAACTATTCAGTCTTAACCGGACAAATATCTAGAAATACAGTAACTGTTTCCACAGCACAAACTCATGGTCTTTCAAATGATGATGTAGTTGAGATTGATGTAAACCCTTCAATTTCAACATCTTTTGTTGTTAAGTATGATGATTACAATAGAAAACTAGTAATAAATCCAAAAACATTTACAGCATCTGATATAGATGTAACTACTAATTCTATTACTATTTCAAATCATGGACTTAATAGTGGACAAAAGGTAATCCACACTTCACCATCACCATCTTCTGGACTAGTAAATGAAGGCATCTACTATATTGTTTTTGTTGACAAAAATACAATAAAACTATCAGATAGTTACTTTAACTCAAAGAATAAAAAACCATCTATTGTTGATATTACATCTGCATCTTTAGGAACTATTTCTCCAGTTAATCCTCCACTGGAGTTATATAAGGATTCTATAGTGACATTTGATCTTTCCGATTCTTCATTATCATATGTTTATCAATCAATAAGATATCCTGCTTTTAGACTTGAGATTTATAAAGATCCTTTATTTAAAAATATTTTTGATTCTTCTGAAAAATCAAGAACTTTTAATGTACAAAGATCTGGAATAGTTGGGGTACATTCTACTGCAAATCTAACTTTAATTGTTGATGAGTATCTACCAGAAACATTATATTATGGTTTAGTCCCCATATCAGATGGCATTTCTCCTTTGGAAAAAACAGAGGCATCTTATGATGGTACTGTTGATTCTTATAATCAACTTCAAATAAAATATAGTCTCTATAACGGTCCTCGTAAAGTTTCTGTTGCCACATCAACATCATTTACATATTTCCTCCCAACCGAACCAGAAAAATCATCTTACATATCATCAACTTCAGATTTAAAATATTCCACAAATTCTTTATCTGCATATGGTCCTATTGAAAATGTAAAAATAACAAATAAAGGTTTTAACTATTATTCATTACCAGGAATATCAACTATAATTTCTTCTATTGGTAATGGAGCAATATTAGAGACTTTTAGTGATAATATAGGTAAAGTTAAAAAAACAAAAATAATCAATGTTGGATTTGATTTTCCATCCGACAAAACACTAAGTCCAAAAATTTCTCTACCAAAAGTTATAAAAATTGATAGACTATCATCATTCGAATCTATTGGAGTCACTTCTTTAGGTAGAGGTTATGTTTCTGCACCAAAACTGTTGGTATTTGACGGCAAAACTAAAAATCTTGTCCCAGAAGTTGATTTGAGTTATAAGATTGGAGAAACTAATGTAACCATTAAAAATAACACTTATGGAATAAGCGACACTACACCTATTATTTTACCAATACAAAACTCTAATGGAGTTGGTATAGCAACTATAGCATATAATCCAACAAATAAAAAAGTAACTGTTGGATTATCCACTGGATTTAGTACTGTAGAATCATTCCCATTCAAAGTCAATGACAGAGTTTTAATAGAAAATATCAGTGTTGGTGTTGGATCAACTGGAAAAGGATTCAACTCAGAAAATTACAACTATCAGTTGTTTACATTAACTGAAGTTGATCCTAGCATTGGTGGAATAGGATCGGTTACTTATAGTTTAGATGGATATTTAAATGATTCCGATTTCCCAGGAACATTTAGTCCAACAAATTCTGCGGGAAGAATAATCCCAGAAAAGTTCTTCCCAGTTTTTAACATTGTTCTAAAGAAAAATGAGTACAAAAAAGGTGAGATTGTTCAATCTGGAGAATCTACTGGTATTGTAGAAAACTGGGATTCTATAACAAATTACCTGAAAATAAGTACTAAAGATACTTTCAAGGTCGGTTCTCATATTAAAGGATTGTCATCAAAAACTCAAGGTATAGCTTCTTCAATAACTGAGTTTGATTGCTACGCAAAGATAGATTCAACTTCCAAATTTGAAAATGGATGGCAAACTGATGCTGGATTTTTAAATGACAATCTACAAAAAATACAGGATAGTCTATATTATCAAAACTTCTCATATTCTCTAAAATCCAGAGTTGATTATGATACTTGGAATGATGCAGTAAGCACACTAAATCATACGGTAGGATTTAAGAAGTTTGCAGACTATCAACTAGAATCTAAAGTTTCTGAGGATACTAACACATCTCTAACGGTTGGAGTTTCAACTCAAACTACCGGTGTTGATGTTATAGTTGATATGGTTGGATATGGAAACTTGAATTGTGTTCCAGATTTTGATATAGCAAGAGAAAACTCTTTGAGAATATCTTCAAGAGTATTTTCAAACCAAATATCTTTTGGAAATAGAGTTCTGACAGATTACTTTGAATCTTTTGGAAATAGAGTTCTATCTATAGATGACTTTAGCTCACAATTTAATAGCAATCCTCGCCCAACAGCGTATAGTGAAGTTCATAGATTTGATTTGAGAACAATACGAGCTCAAAAATACATAACATATATTAAAGATAGAAGATATACTGGACAAAGACAGGTCTTGTTAGTTTCTTTACTTCATGACGATTCTGTTGCTTATTTAAATCAATATGGAAGAGTAGAAACTGCATATGATCTGGGATCTTTTGATTTTGCAGTAGATGGTTCGGAGGGCATTCTTCGTTATTATCCATCAAGATATACTATAAATGATTATGATATTACCACTTTATCTTATAACATAAAAGATGATTTTGTTGGCGTCGGAACAACCTCTATCGGATCTATTGCTATAATAGATACTTCTAGCGCGACAACTGTTGGTATTGCTACGACAACTATCGTTAGTTTTGCAACAACTACTTATACCTCAGCGAAAATTTTAGTAGAAATATCTTCCAATGGAAAATATGAGTTTGATGAGTTAAGTATTGTTCATGATGGTACAAATGTAGAACTTATTGAGTATGGACAACTAGTGTCATCATTACCTACTTATTCTTCAAGTGGGTATGGCACATATTATTCATACATCTCAGGATCAACTTTAAAAATTGATTTTATACCAAATTCAACTGTAGGATCTGCGACAACCATTAATACAATAAAAGTTTCGTTAGCAGGAACTTCCACAACTGGTATTGGAACTATTGACATAAAACATGCCCGTCTAGAAGCGAGAACTATTTCTATTCCATCATCAGCTTCTCCCGGAATATCTACTATTTTAAGTTTTTCAGGAGAATACAATGGTGCTTATTGCTTAGTTCAGGTTTCTGATTTAACTAACAATAGACATCAGTTCTCTGAGGTTATTTTGGTTAATGATGATGCAACTGAAGATGCATTTATTACTGAATTTGGCAATCTAGAGACATACGTAGGTCTTGGCACTATCGGAGCATCAGTGACCGGTATTGGACAAACAACTCAGTTGATATTCCGTCCATTACCAAATATCCAAACACAGGTTAAGGTTTATGCAAACATTTTGAGAATTCAAGATGATACTAAAGATATTGTAGATTTGAATAGTGGAACTATAGAAACAAATTATGGGACATACTATGGTACAGAAAGAGATCTGAGAAGATCTTTTGACCTAACTCACAAATCCTATCCAATTTTTGAGAGATATTTCTCTGGATTTAGTTCTTCTGTTATTAACACTGCAGACAATACTATAGAACTTCCAAGTCACTTCTTTGTGACTGGCGAAAAGGTCATTTACAACTATGCGGGGGCAGGAACAACTCAAGCAGTTGGAATAGCAACTACTACAATAACTGGTCTCGGATCTACCGATAAGCTTCCTACAGAACTTTATATTGTTAAGGTAAACGAAAACAAGGTAAGAGTTGCGGCTTCTGCAACTGATGCATTGAAATCTATTCCAAACACTTTAGATTTAACTTCAGTTGGAATTGGTACTTCTCATAGATTTACTGGAGTCAATCAAAACTCTAAAGTATTAGTTGCTTTAGATAATATTATCCAATCTCCAGTTGTTGCTACATCGCAAACAACTACTTTATCGAAGAATTTATTCACTACCGAAGATATTTTATTTGTTAGTGGAATAACATCTTTCTTTGGCGGAGATTTGATAAGACTTGATAATGAGATTATGAGAGTTGATGCTGTTGGCATTGGAAGCACTAATGCTATAAGAGTCAGAAGACCATGGTTAGGAACTGTTGTTGCTGGATATGCGACTGGTTCCTTAGTAACTAAGGTTACGGGAACTTATAATATTGTTAGTAGTAATATCAACTTTGTGGAAGCACCTTACGGTAATATTCCAATATCATCAACAACAAATCCACCAGATGAAAGAGATTGGACTGGAATAGCAACTGGATCCAGTTTCCAGGGAAGAACTTTCATGAGATCTGGAATAACCAATGGTTCCAATGAAGCTTATTATAAGAACTATGTTTTTGATGATGTGTCAAGATCTTTTAATGGCACCAATAGAACATTTACTTTAAGATCTTCTGGAATAAATGTTTCTGGTATCTCCAACGAAAATGCCGTTATTTTAATAAATGATGTATTCCAAGGACCAGGAACAGATTTGGATTATACCCTGATAGAAAACTCAGGAATTACCTCCGTTAGATTTGCTGGGACCGCATCTTCAGTTTCTTATGATGTAAACACTTCAAATCTGCCTATAGGTGGAATAATACTTTCTGTTGGATCTACTGAAGGATTTGGATATCAACCTTTGGTTGCTGCAGGAGGAACTGCTATAGTTTCTGGACTCGGAACTATATCTTCAGTAAGTATTGCTAATAGTGGATCTGGATACAGAGTAGGAGTACAAACAGTAAGAGTTGGAGTACAAACATCAGATAATAATGGATCATATCTCAAGTTTATTGGGACTGCCGTTGTCAGCAATGGAAATGTAGTAAGTATTGGTATTACAAATCCAGGAATTGGTTATACTTCATCTAATCCACCAAAAGTTGTTATTGACAACCCACTTTCATACTCAGATATTCCTCTATTCTACAGTAGTTCTTCTTCCTCCGGATCTGGAGCATCAGCAACTGTTGATGTAGTTGTCGGTCAAGGATCAAGTGTTATTAGTTTTGAGATTAAAAATACTGGTTATGACTATAGAGAGGGAGAAATACTAACAGTTCCTATTGGTGGTTCAACCGGCATACCAACAACATCATCATTTAAAGAATTCCAGTTAACAATACAAAATGTATTCTCGGATAAGTTTACTGGATGGTCTATTGGGGAACTTCAAACGCTTGATGATATTTCAGACCTCTTTGATGGCGAAACAACTACTTTCCCATTAAAAGTTTCGGGAAATCTAATCTCCATTAAAGCAGCAAAGGGATCTAATATTAATGTTCAAGATCTTCTCTTAGTATTTGTAAATGATATACTACAGGTTCCTGGTGAAGGTTACATTTTTGAGGGTGGAAGTATTATTACTTTCACGGAAGCACCAAAAGGAACAAGTCTAGGAATTCCTGGAACAAATGATAAATGTAAGATTATTTTCTATAGAGGAAGTGGATCTGTTGATGTTCTAGAAAGAAACATACTAGAAACTGTTAAGATTGGCGATGGACTTACCTTTGGATACGATTCCTCACTTGGACAACCACCAACTCTTCAAGAAGAGGAAAGAACAGTTACTTCAATAGTGGCAACTGATTTGGTCAATACCAACCCATACTTTGGACCAGGAAATACTGAAGATGAATCTATTGCTAGAACTATAACTTGGTGTCGTCAAACTGAAGACAAGATAATTGATGAAAAAGAGATCTCTAAAGATAGAATGCTATATGAGCCCGTTATAAATCCCGTTGCATATTTGACAAAAACAGTCGGTATAGGATCTACTATCGTTTATGTTGATAATCTCAGACCATTCTTCAACCAAATCAATGAAAGTAGCACTAGTTTAACCTTCCAAAAAGAGATCACATTTATTTCCCAAGATATCAAGACATCAGCAGCAGCAACTGCAATAGTTTCTACTGCAGGAACAATAACCTCTGTGGTTGTTAGTGATGGTGGTTTTGGATATTCTGCTGCCCCAACAGTAATATTTGAAAATCCAGTTGGTTTGGGAACAACTTACAGAGCTTCTGGTATTGCTACTATTTCTTCTGCGGGAATAGTAACATCAATCTCCATTGTTGGAATGGGAACTGGATATTCTCAAGAAAATCCACCAATAGTCTTCATTGAACCACCAAAATCTGTTTCAGAAACAAATACTGTTTCTCAATATCAAGGAGACTTCGGTAGTATAGTTGGAATTTCGACAACTTCTGTTGGGGTTGCAGTAACAGGCATTGTTTTTGATCTTTCTATTGAAAAAGATTCTTTCCTAAGAAATGCTTCAATAACTGGAGTAACAACTATCAGTGGAATAACAACTGGAGATTATTTTGCTGTTTATAACACAAATATTGGATTGGGTGTCACATCACTTGACGAAAGCAATCAAATCATAGGTATTGGAACGACTTGTTTAGATAACATTTATAGAGTTGCTGCAGTTTCCATAGCACAAACAGGTGCTCCTGGACTTGGTATTACCTATGTTGCTAGAGTTACTGTTAGTATTTCTGGTTACAATAGTTTAACTGGACTTGGGCGAAGTTCATTCTTTGGAAACTATAGTTGGGGAAGAATTGATCTTGATTCAAGATCTGCTCAAAATTCTTTCAATGCATACACCAGATCGGCATATGCAGGAATATCGACAGGAACGCTGGTTAGAAGATCAAAGTCTCTGAAGTATTTTAATTACATCCCATAAATAGATAAAAAACTCAAAAATGTCCGCAATTATAACTGATCAGATTAGAATATTAAACGCAAAGAATTTTGTTGCTGGCGTAGCTAATTCTTCTAATTCATATTATTCTTTCATTGGACTTCCCAATCCGACCGATTATCAGTCAGATTGGGATGAAAATCCTCCTGCACCAAAAGACAATTTTGATCAGGAGAATGATTATTGGGATAGTATGATTGCTTTGAAGAAGATTACTTCTTCTGATATAAGACAAGTAGTTCCAAAAAGAGTTTGGTCATCCGGCAATACATACGACATGTATCGCCATGATTATAGTAGAACGAATGTTGCTAAAGTTTCTGGGGCAACAAACCTATATTCCGCATTCTATTTTGTGATGAATAGTGAATATAGAGTATATGTTTGCCTACAAAATGGGACTACACCAGAAACTCCTAACGGGAAACCATCTTTAGATGAACCTACATTTACAGATTTGGAACCAAGAGCAGCAGGATCTAGTGGTGATGGATATGTTTGGAAATATCTTTTTACAATCAGACCCTCAGATGTTGTAAAATTTGAATCTACCGATTTCATTCCTGTCCCATCCGATTGGGCAACTTCCACAGATAATGCGGCAGTGAGAGGAAATGCGGTTGATGGATCAATAAAAATAGTAACAGTAACTAATAGAGGAGTTGGTTTAGGAACGGCGAATAGAACCTACACAAGAGTTCCTATTAAGGGAGATGGAGTAGGAGCTGAGTGTACAATAGTTGTCAACAATGATAGTCAAGTAGAATCAATAGTAGTTTCTAATCAAGGATCTGGATATACTTATGCTAATGTAGATTTAGTTTCTGGTAATTTTCCCACCGGCACAACTAGACCAACATTCGATGTAATAATTTCTCCAAAAGGAGGGCACGGATACGATATTTACAGAGAACTTGGTGCTTATAATGTTCTTTTGTATTCAAGAATAGAAAACAATAATGAGAATCCAGACTTTATTACTGGCAATCAAATTGCAAGAGTTGGGATTGTAGAAAATCCAGAAGTAACCACAGGGACTTTGCTGAGTGCTGAGAGAGCTAGCGCATTAAATGCTCTTAGACTTACCGGTACTGGTTACAGTTCAGCAAGTTTTACCTCAGATTCTTATATAACACAAACTGTATCAACTGGAACAACTGCAGTTGGTAGAGTTATCAGTTACAATCAAACCACAGGAGTATTGAAGTATTGGCAAGATAGATCTTTATCTGGATTTAATACTGTAGGAGTAGCTCAAACACAACCATCTTATGGATTTGATTTAACTGAGTTTACAAGTTCCCCCGGATCGGGTGGATCAGTTTCTATTGTTGGAGGATCAGTAAACCTGTCAATAGATATTGCATTTAGTGGTATATCTACCATAATAAATAATAGAACATACTATCTTGGACAAACTTTTACTAATGGAGTTTCTTCACCAGAAGTAAAAAGGCATTCGGGAAACATTATTTACGTTGATAATAGACCTTCTATTACAAGATCATCAAATCAAAAAGAAGATATTAAAGTCATTTTGCAGTTCTAAGGAATTATGTCTCAGCAAACTAATCTCAATGTAGCACCATATTTTGATGACTTTAATCCAGATAATGATTATTATAGGGTTCTTTTTAAACCAGGATATCCAGTACAAGCTAGAGAATTAACAACTTTACAATCAATCCTACAAAATCAGATTGAAAAGTTTGGGCAGCACTTCTTTAAAGAAGGTGCTAAGGTAATTCCAGGTAATACTGGCTACAATGCGATATATTATGCAATACAGTTAGAAAACACATATCTTGGGGTTCCAGTTGCTGCATATGCTGATCAACTTATCGGAGCAAAAATTACTGGAAGAACTTCTGGGGTTACCGCAGTAGTTGATAAAGTTCTTTTACCACAAGACTCTGAGAGAGGTAATCTCACACTTTATATCAATTATTTAACTTCAAGTACTCAAAATAATTCCACACAGCAATTTTCTGATGGAGAGGTTTTAACTGCAAATATAACCATAACATCAGGACTATTAGGAAACACTGCGATTGCTTCTGGAGAAGGATTTGCTACCACTATTGCAAATAACGCCGCTGCCGTTGGATCCTCATTCAATATTTCCGAGGGTGTTTACTTTATTCGTGGTCAGTTTGTTAATGTAAATACTGAAACACTTATTCTCGATCAATACACAAATAGACCAAACTATAGAATTGGTCTTTATATTGATGAGCAGATAGTTACGTCAGATGTTGATGAAACTTTAAATGATAACTCACAAGGAAATAATAATTATGCAGCTCCTGGAGCTGATAGATTAAAAATATCAGTATTTTTATTTAAAAAGAGCCTCACAGATTTTGATGATACGAACTTTGTAGAACTAGCAACTGTTGTAGACGGCGTTCTTAGAACAAAAACTTTACCAAGTGCATATAACTCATTAACTGACGAACTCGCAAGAAGAACATATGCGGAGTCGGGAGATTATGTCGTATCTCCTTTTGAGATAACAACAAAAGAATCTCTTAATAATAATAGAGGAAATAGAGGAATATTCAATAAAGGACAGTTCACTTATGGTGGTGCAACCCCAAGTGATAATCTTGCCGTATATCAAATATCTCCGGGAAAAGCATTTGTTAGGGGATATGAGGTAGATGTTATTGGTACAACATTTTTAGATGTTGATAAACCAAGAACAACACAAACACTAGAAAATCAATCTATAGTTTATAATACAGGTGCAACTCTAAGACTAAACAGAGTATATGGAGCACCTAAAGTTGGTTTAGGTAATACTTTTGTCCTTAGTTTAAGGGATGAAAGAGTTGGAAGTGCAACTGAAACTGCTGCGGGAAAGGAAATAGGTGTTGCTAGGGTTTATGATTATAGGTTAGAGTCTGGAACATATAACTCATCAAACAAAAATCTAAATGAATGGCATGTATCTTTATATGATGTTCAAACTTTTACGAATATTACTTTAAACAATCCATCCACTTTTTCTATCCCAACTTTTGTAAAAGGAAATAACAGTGGAGCTACTGCGTTCTTAAAAGATGCAGTAACTGTAGGGACTGCACTAACTTTATATGATGTAAAAGGATCTTTCATTCCTAATGAGTCACTTTCATTTGATGGTATTGATTCTGGATTGATTAGTATTGCAGTAACATCTTATGGAATTTCTAATGTAAAATCAGTTTATGGATTGGTAAGTGCGGCATCAACTTTTAATGCCGACACAATACAATCTACTGCGTTTAATATCGGAATTGCCACAGTTAGTGTATCATCAAGTGGAGTTAGCACTGTAAAGAGTCCAAATGGACTTTTCCCAGGCGTCATTAAGATAAATGATCTAGTACAATATTCAGATACTTCAAGATCTGCAGATCCAATTTTTGCGAAAGTAACTGGAGTTGGATCATCGGACATTTCTATAGTTGGTGTCACTCCAGTAAGTGGTATAGCAAGTGGGATTTTACCATCCTCTTCATTAAACGTAACTGATTTTAAAGTTCTTAGAACAAATTTAGAATCATCTGTAGACAATACTTTATACACTAAGCTTCCAAAAAATAATATTTCAAATGTAGACATCTCAAATTCTACTTTAAATATCCGTAAAACTTTTACAGTTAATATTTCTGACAATCAACTTTCAGCAAATGTTACTGCTGGAACAAATGAGACATTTTTACCATTCAGTGAAAAAAGATATTCTTTAATCAGATCTGATGGAACTACAGAAACATTAACATTAGATAGATTTGCTTTTATTGCTGGTGGAACTCAACTACAGATTTACAACTTAGGAAGTAATGATACTGGCGCAACTTTAACTGCAACTCTGCAAAAAATAAAACCAAAATCAAAAGTCAAGAGAAAAAATAGAGTAAATTCTATTCTAATCAGCAATTCCAAATACGAAGGATCTGGTATTGGTGGAACAACTTTAAACGACGGATTAGTGTATGGAAATTATCCATTCGGAACTAGAGTTCAGGATGAGATAATATCATTAAATGTTCCTGATATTGTAGAAATACATGGAATATATGAGTCAGCAGACACTTCTGACCCGTCTGCACCTAAAGTTGTTTTGGCATCAATCACAAGCCCCTCATCTACTACCTCAGAGTTGATTGTTGGGGAAGAGATTGTTGGTTCAACTAGTGGAGCAATAGCAATAGTTGCGGAAAAACTAACAGCATCTCAGATTTCCTTCGTATACAAAAATCAAAATGTATTTAATGAGGGTGAGGTATTAACCTTCAGTGAAAGCAAAATCAATGCTCAAATAGTTACTTTAGACACTCCAAGTTTTGATACATCATTTAACTATACATTTAATAATGGACAAAATGGAAGCTCATATAACCACGGTTATATAACAAGAAAGGGTGGTGTTTCTGAGCCAACTAAAAAGTTAAAGGTTTATTTTAGCAGTGGATATTATGAATCAACAGATGATGGTGATCTAACTACAGTAAATTCTTATAATACTTTTGATTATGGATTAGAAATTGCAAATATCAATAATACAAGAGTATCTGATATTATTGATATT